CCAATAGCATCGCTATCTTTACCATAAATTCCACTAAAATTACCATTAGAAACTTTTAAAACAACACCAAACCAACCGCCACATCCTACAATATTAGAACCATTTACATATTGCAAACTTTCTAACAATACAGCGTGAAAAGCGGCAGTAGAATCAGAAATTGACGTTGAAAGTTTAGCAAGCCCAACTATATTTTCTACATTAATATTAGTATTAAGCGTTCCTGTTTGAGCAACATTATGAACAACTAATCCATCTATTCCATTACCACTATAGTAAGCATTAACAAAATTCGTTCCACAATCAACACCAAAATTGCTTATGTTTATATTATTTCCATCAATAACAATATTTCCTTGGATAATAGTGCCTCCAATTAAATGACTATCATCACTTGCTATTGCTGGCATACCTTCACCAACAATACTAATATTGGAACGTGAAATTAATAAGCCTGAAGTTCCTAAATAATATGTTCCAGTAGGAATATGCAATACACCACCAGTAGCAGGAATAGTTGCAATAGCGTTTTGAAATGCTGTGTAGTTATTTGTTACACCATCACCAACAGCTCCAAAATCTAAAACACTTACCCATTCTTGCAGTTTAGATTCTAAAGTTCTAGTAACTGCTCCAGCACCTTGTTCGTTGTAAAGAACATTGCTTGCCCATATTAAAGGAGAACCAAAACTCGCTCCAATGACAAATTCCACAATGTCACCAGCGTTCAAACCATTCATAAAGGTAATCGAAACGGAATTGGTTTCCGAGTAATTTGTACCACTTATTTGTTTACTGCCATTCACAAATACAGCAAGTGCATTAACGGCAGGGACATAATGGAACCCTGACAAGGAAAAGACTGTTTGCCCTTGAGTAGCCGTTAAATAACCTTCTTGGGTATTAAACCCTGAAGATATGTAATAGATATTGACCGCATCGCCATAAGTGTAAATAGCATAACTTTGTGGAGCATAGACACCTGTGCCTGAAGGTGTTTTAAATTGAACATTAAATGAGCCTGTAGTTCTATTGACTACAATCCATTTGCCCACTTCAGCAGGGATATTGACAATGCAGTTTTGGGTCAGTACACCCGTAAAAATGAGGATTGGATAAGCGGCTTGCACTTTAGTTAGAGTGACACTTGTGCCTGACAAGGCAATCGTTTGCAGATTATTAAAGGCAGTTGGAGTCCAACCAGCACCATTAGCATCAGGGTTAGAGGTATTGTTCTCTACTGAGCTTGTCCAAAGACCATCAAAGGAAGTGCTTTGTAAAACAGCCCCTTTAGGGTATCCACCAACAATAGCGGAGAAAGCGGAATCATAAACAAAGAATCCACCAGCTTGTTGCCATTGAGTAATAGAGGTAATCTCATTCAAAATACCATTAAAGTCGCCACCAAAAGGAGGAATACCACCAGCCGCTACTGGAGTAAAAGTATCAGGTGGAAATCCGTCTTGTAATGAGGCACGACCATCTTCAATACCAATTTGCGAGGCAGTAGGAATAGGGTTGATATACCCTGTTCCAGCATCATAGCCAAAAGGAAGTGGAATCTTTGAAGGGATATTGGTACTTTGCATAGTTGATCCTAAATGTAAATTAGATTCGCTTGAACACCTGCTGGTCTAGGGAATACTCCCGAATTTGTAATAATGGCAATTTGAGCGGCACTTGGGACAAAATCTAAATAGTAATTAAATTCCATTCCACCTAAGTCTTGAACATAAGCAGGACCATAAGGATCAACACCATTATCTACACCAAATTCAGCCCTTAACAAAGCATTGATAGAGGGAACGGAGAGGTTAGAAATATTAGCCGCCGCTTTAACCATGATGAGCTGACGATACTGAGCATCACTCATAGCAAAGACAAAGGAGGTAGGTTGACCATTATAAAATGGTGCTTGGTCAAAAGGCTGTGGTCCTGTTGGCTCTTCAGGAACAGTAAAGGCTTCATCAAACCCTAAATAAGGAGTTTCATTGACTTGTAGGTATCTTGAGCATCCAACGATCAAACCCCAAATATCTAAGCCATTTCCGACAGCAGTATTCACATCCCAAATATTTGCATAAAACAAGCCAATATCAGTATCAGGACTAACCGCTTCATTAAATGACTCCAGCATTCCCTTTAAAGTCGGGGAATCACAATACTGACTTAGGAGAGTTTGATCCCAATTTAACATTAGACTAAAGTTACCATAATGTTGCTTGCAGATAAAGTAGGAGCTTCATCTATTCCTAGCTCTACCAATAAAGTAATTGGATCAGCCGTAAAGCCAAGATAGACCTCAAGCACATTAACACTAGGACTAATGGCATTAATATTGGCATAGTAGCGACCTGAATAAGACGTTCCACCAATTTGAACAGCAGTACCGCCATCCTGACCATTAAAGGATTCAATAACAGCATTTCTTACCAAAGTATCAATATTGGCTGGTAAAAAAGAATTGTCTTTAATCTCAATATTGAAATAAACAGGGGTAGCCGTTGGAGTTAAAAAAGTCACATCATAAGGGACTGGAGTGGTGTAATTGGTGTCATAAACAGTCACAGTTGTATTGCCGTTATATGAACAACCCGGTGGTTTCTTACTCCAAATAGCTTGAGCAATGTCCGTAGCCAATCCACCATAAACACTTACCACCATTGAATGAGCATCAATGTTGTATCCAGTTGCACCATAACTTACGGCTGAACCTGTAGGGTTATCAATGGTCAAAACTTGGAGAACTCCAGCTACTTCGGAAACTGCACCAAATATAGACTGCAATGAGTTCACAGAGTTGCCAGCAACAGAAGCGGCTCTACGGGCTTCAAAAGCTGACCTAGATTCGACTGTATCGCCTAAAACACCATCTGTAGAGTTGTAAACAGTATTCCAGCCAGCGATTGCCGTATAAATAATAGTAAGAGCACCAACATTACAAGCGATAGCTCCATCGGTCTGATTTTGAAATTGCCCTGTAGTTGTTCCTGTGGAAGGAATTGTGACAGTTTCAGTCAGGCTATAAAGGTATCCGCTAGTATCTCGAGCCACAGCTCCTACAGGAATAATTGTTCCGACTGCACCTGTTAAGGTAGCTTGAACGACTGTTCCAGCACCGGGTATTCTAGTAATGAAATAAATGTAGCCAATCGCATCTTGCCAAATACCTGAAGCCATTGCAGGGTTTACTTGATTGGCAATATAGGCAATTTCGCTGTTCTTATCGCCAATAATGGCTGTTTCAGATTGAGCAAGCTGACCTTGAGGGGTTTGCAAGGAAGGATTAACACCACCGCCAAAAGCAGTATTAATGTCTGCTTGAACCCCTGCCAAAATATCTAATTCGGCTGGAAGAACGGGTGATCCATTTACCCAAGTAATTGCTGGTACATTAGTTGTCATATTTTATCCACCAAAAGCAACATTATTAATTGCTCCATCTGTATCTATTACTTGAATTTGACCTGATAGTTGACGATTTTCAAACGATTGAAAAGTAACTTGTGATGAGACTACATTCGGAATCGTTAAAGATTGTTCAATAATCTGCTGTTTGATATAAGACATAGGAGGCATTTCTCCTAGAATTTGTTGCCAATAAGGAATACCTAGATTGGTGTTGTACCAACATTCCCCTAAAAAAGTCCGAGTAGCTGAAGCCACGTCTTGTGCTATTGAATAAGGAGCACTTCCTAAAGCGATATTGCCATTAATGTCGAGAACGAGATCCCACGCTGTTTGGTCTAGTAGTAAAGAGGTTTGATTAATTGTCATACTGGAGTTCCTGTTTGACCGACACCCGTTGTTACACCACCATGCTTATGAGTATGAACGCTTGTTCCATTAGCCGTTACATCGCCAGTTACAACCAAATTACCAGCCATTGTTGCATCACCACCATACGAACCAGCACCTTGCGATATAGCTCCATTTAACACAATGCTAGGGGCATTTATGGTACAAGCCGTAGAAGCGTCAATTTCGACATTCGGTGCTGTAATTGTAGCCTTAGTTGTAGCAGTTGCGGTGATATTTTCGGCTGTTATTGCTACTAGATGAGGAGAGTGAATCGTAATTCCAGCACTATTAAATTGAATGTATTGAGTAGGAGCTTGCCCTATCATAGTCATTAAATAGACCATATCGGACATATCAAATTTTCTATTAGAGCCGGGTGCTGATATTTTTGAAGTATTTTTAACTGTAGAAATATCTCGATCACAAACAAGAGCAATGCCAATATCACCAACTACAGGATCAAGAATAATGCCATTTGCACCACCTTGAATCCGCATATAAGGGACATTGTGAATAATTCCATGCTCCCAAGCCACTCCTGAAGCATCTACCGAGCTTACCAATGGCTGTACATCAACATACCCAATAGGAGAAAGACCACCATTAGTCGTTACCGCCATTACAGAAACAGGCATGGAAGTTCTCATTCCTGTCATTGCGGATTTAATAATGAGCTGGATTCTAGCTACTTCAGCACCAAAGGCTGAAGGGGTTATTCCACTATTTGCGCTAGTTGTTTGGGACATTAAATGTTCCTGTTGGAGCTAATTGAGCTGTGGTAAACCAAGCACCATCAGGGGTCAAAGTGCTTAATTCATGACTTGATCCCAAAATAGGGAATTTGCCATTTGCTTTAGGAATAATAGAAGTAAGGTTTATTGTGCATCCAATAGATATATCAGGGTTATACATTGACTTAACAATAAGACCTGATTGATAGTAACTTGGATAGCCCACTAATCCTGATTCTTGATTTAAAGCAATAACAGTATCATTTTTTGTTCCATTGTTTGCCCATATAGAAACAGTATTATCTTCAATAGAAAATGGAATGCTTGCGGCACTACAAACTCGTTTTATTTGATCGAATATTGACCCATAAGCGTATTGGTTTTGAACAATAGCATGAGCACCATTATTGCTAAAGCCCATTCCAATGGATTCAGTTAAAGACCTAACTATATCTTCAACATTTTGAGAGCCTTTCCAGCTATTAGCCGCAGAAGGAGAAGCCTTTTGGAATATGCCTGATTGTGCAGAGCAAACAAAAGCAACATCAGGAACAGCAGAAAAATCAATGTAGCTGGAAAATATGCCACCAAAGAATATTTGACCGATTGTTCCACCAACATCACCAGCCAAAACAGTTATGTCAATATTTTCATTAATAATGAGATTTGCGCCACCTGATGAAAATTGATTCATTTCATTCAATGTCATGCCATAAACACGTAATTGAAGCGTTGCAAAGGCATTAGCACCACCGGGGTTACTAATAAGAGCAGTACATTTCAATCCTTCAAGAGGCAAAAGAACTTCACCATTCTTGGAAAATTGAAGATTAATTTGTCTTAAAACAAAGCTCATGATTGATAAATTAGCAAATATTGAG